TTGTATAGAATGAAATTAAAACAAATTGTTGATTCACAAGAATTCAAAGAAATACTTGATTTACCTGCAGAAGAAGGTTCGGATAATACACTTAGAGATCTGCTTTCAACTTATGAAAAAGAAATGCAAATTAACAATGCAGTAATAGAACAAGCTGAAGCTGATGCAAGTAAATCTGGATATGACATTACAAACTTTTACACACTTAGTACGAATGATGATGGTTCTGTTGCTTTACAAACTGCTGATGAAACTGATATAGACGCTAGTGGAATAAACACAACTACAGACGAAATAGCTGATAGACCTGATAGACATGGATATAAAGGATACTTGTTAGGCGTTGAAGATGCGCCAAACGGAGCACCTTACGGCATGGGAATTCAATTTCCTAATCAGCCATTAGAAGGTGATTACTTCTTAAGGACAGATTTTATGCCAAAAAGATTGTTTAAATATACAAATAATAGATGGATGAAATTACAAGACGGTGTAAGGACAGATTTAACAAACACAGATACAAAAGATACACAAAAAGGTACCTTTGTTAACAATACAAAAACAAGTACAATTGGTGGTGAACAAGTCCAAGAAAGACAGAGCTTATCAAAAGCACTTAGACCTAAGGCAGATAATTAATGCAACATTTTTACGATGCACAAATAAGACGTTATGTAACACAAATGGTGAGATTGTTTAGTAATTTCTCTGTTAAAGATGGTAGTGGTACACTAAAACAAGTACCGGTTATGTACGGAGATCTTACAAGACAAGTTGCAAACATTATTAGAGATAATAGTGAAAACAAAATACCCACTGCTCCTAGAATAGCTGTTTATATTACAGGTTTAGAAATGGACAGAACTAGAACTGCTGATTCAAGTTATATCAATAAAGTTAATATAAGAGAACGTGCATATGACGAGAACAATAATGAATATCTTAATTATCAAGGTAAAAATTATACAGTAGAAAGACTTCAACCAAGTCCATACACATTACGTATGAGTGTAGACATATGGGCAACAAACACGGATCAAAAATTACAAATAATGGAACAGATACTTATGCTGTTTAATCCTAGTTTAGAAATACAAACCACAGATAACTATATTGACTGGACAAGTTTAAGTGTAGTTAACATGGAAGGTATAACTTTTAGTACAAGGAGTATACCTGTAGGGGTTGACAGTGAGATAGATGTAGGAAAATTAGATTTCAGTACACCAATTTACATTTCACCTCCAGTAAAAGTAAAACGCTTAGGTGTTATCACAAATATAATTACAAGTATATTTGATGAAAAAACAGGAACGATTGATTTAAGTTTAAGTATGCCAGAATTAAACAGATACGATGATTCTATAGTGCCAGGTGCAACAGGTAATCCTGCTGAAATAGGTACATTAGGTACAGATGCAGAAGTTATTGCATCCACTTATCAAGGATTTGGATTGTATGTAACTGGTAATATAATTCAACTTGTTAAAAATGGAAGAGTTGGCGAATCAAATTGGCGTCAAATTCTAGAATCATATCCTGGACAATACCAAGATGATATTAGTAGAGTTTATATTAGAAAATTAGATGAATCACAAGAAGTTACAGGTACAATAAGTATTAATCCAAACGATGAAACAGAAATGGTTATAAATTGGGATATAGATACATTTCCTAGTAATTCAATTATCGAAGGTCCTGCAAGACAAAATGCACAATGGACGTCAATTGATTACATTGTAGATCCTACAAAAACACCACCTACTAATATGAAAGGTATTGGTGCAAGGATATTATTGTTAGATAGCATAGGAGATGCAAGTAATACAGATGGTCCAGATGCTTGGAAAAATGGTAACGGCACTGATTTCTTAGCTGATAAAAATGATATTATAGAGTGGACTGGTACTGAATGGCAAATAGTATTTGATGCAAGCGAAACAACAGATGTTACATACACTACAAATCTTAATACTGGTGTACAATATCGTTGGAATAGCGAAGAATGGCTACTAAGTGTAGAAGGTCTGTATCCAAGAGGCACTTGGCGCATAAGTCTTAACGGCTAATTAATTACATGAACAAGATTATTTGCAGTGGAACTCTGTTTTATTCTCTATCCACAAAGAGATATCTATTACTTCGTAGGACAAATACTAAGCAAAAAAATGTTTGGGGATTAGTAGGCGGTACTAACGAAAATAGCGAAACTCCTTGGGAGGCACTAAAACGTGAAATAAAAGAAGAAATTGGACAGATCCCTGATATTAAAAAAACAATTCCATTAGAAACATTTATATCAACTGATCAAAAATTCTTCTTTCACACATATTTGTGTGTTATAGATAATGAGTTTATTCCAATATTAAATGATGAACACGACGGCTATGCTTGGGTAAAAAGCGGAAGTTGGCCTAAACCATTACACCAAGGATTACGGAATACATTGAATAGTAAAGTTAATCAAAATAAGTTAGAAACTTTAACAAAAGTGCTTGATTTACTTTCTTAAATGTAGTATAATAAGTTATGAAAGTTTTAGTAATTGGTGATATAATAATAGACAAATACATATATGGAACAAGCACACGTTTGAGTCCAGAAGCACCAGTGCCTGTTGTATCACAAGAAAGAATTGTAGAAACTATTGGTGGTGCAGGATTAGTATACGAGAACTTGAAAAGTTTAGGTGTTAATGTAGATCTATTTAATTACCAAGGACATAACAGTGTTAAGACTAGAGTAATTTGTGACGGGCATTACATCACACGTATAGATGATGACAAAGATGCAGATTCGGGTGCTGTATTAGAGCAAATAAAACAATCAGATTTTTCTAGTTACGATATTGTAGTTTTAAGTGACTATGATAAAGGTGTATTAGATAATTCCAAAAAAATTATAAAACATATTAACAAATTTAATTGTAAAATAATTGTAGATCCAAAACGTTACGCTCATGATTACGAAGGAGCTTGGTTAGTAAAACCTAATTATAATGAATTTACTAATTTTGAATTTGATGAGTGGAAAGGCAATATCATTACTACAGATGCAGGTAATAATGTTATTGCAAAAATAGAAGACAAAGAATATGATATGTCTGTAGAAACAGTTGAAGTATCTGATGTAACAGGCGCAGGTGATTGTTTTATAGCAGGATTTGTGTATGCTCTTACTAAAGAGTACGATTATAAAAAATGTTTAGAACTTGCTATACGAGGTTCTTCTGAAAGTGTAAAACATTTAGGCACGTATATTTTAACTGAAAAAGATCTACAAAAGCGTGTTGTATTCACAAATGGTTGTTTTGATGTTTTGCATAAAGGACATTTAACATTACTAAAAGAAGCTAGAAGTTTAGGTGATAAACTTATAGTAGGAGTAAACAGTGACGGTAGTGTGAAACGACTTAAAGGAAGTGATCGTCCTATTAACGATGTTGCAACAAGAGTAGCACAACTAGAAGTACTACCATGGATCGACGAAGTGCATACATTTACTGAAGATACTCCATATGAATTAATAAAAAAATTAAAGCCTGATCTTATAGTTAAAGGCGGAGATTACACTGTAGAAGAAATTGTAGGGCACGATTTAGCACCAGTGCATATTGTTCCTACAGTAAAAGGATTTTCTACAACAGCAACATTAGAGAAAATAAATGAGTTATAAAATTTTAATTACTGGTGCCGCAGGTTTTATTGGTAAAAATTTAAAAAATTACCTTATGTCTAAAGGACACGGCATTGCTGAATACAATGAACCTACATTGAATGTAGTGCCAGATTGTAGTCAATTTGATAAAGTTATACACATGGGTGCAATTAGTAGCACAACAGAAAGAGATGTTGAAAAAATATTACAATACAACTTAGATTTTAGTCATAGATTATTACAAGTTTGTGACATGCAGGGTGTTGATTTTCTGTATGCATCTAGTGCCAGCGTATATGGAGATACACAGCATTTTACAGAAGATGGGCCTTTACAACCACAAAGCCCTTATGCATGGAGCAAATACTTATTTGACCGAAGTATAACGCTGTTAGATTGGGAACAATATAAATGTAAAATACAAGGACTACGTTTCTTCAATGTTTATGGAGAGCATGAAGAACACAAAGGCAATCAAATGAGTGTATTTCATAAATTTACTGAACAAGCTCAAACTAAAGGTATTGTACAACCTTTTGAAAATAGTGCAAACTACAAAAGAGATTTTATATATGTTGGTGATGTTTGTAAAATTGTAGAAAAATTATTAGATATTGACGAAAGTGGTATATGGAATTGTGGTACTGGTGTAGCAACAAGTTTTCAAAGTATTGCAGAAGATATTGCAGAGAAATATGATGCAAAGATAAACCCAATACCAATGCCTGATATATTAAAAAATCAATATCAAAATTATACGTGTAGTAATAATGACAAGTTACTAAAAACTATTGGTGAATTTAAATTCACTACAACAAAGGAATGGATAAATGACAGATAGATTAAATGGTAAAGTAGAAAAAGGTTGGGGTTATGAAGTAATTTGGGCAAGCAATGACAAATACTGTGGTAAAATGTTAGTTTTTACTAAAAAAGGAAACAAATTTAGTATGCATTTCCACAGAGAAAAAGACGAAACTTGGTTTGTTAATAACGGTAGTTTTTTATTGAGATGGATTGATACAAAAACTGCTACATTGTTTAGTCAAACTTTAACTACAGGTAGCACATGGCATAATCCTCCACTATTACCACATCAACTAGAAGCTCTAGAAGATGGAAGTAGTATTACAGAAGTAAGTACAGCTGATAGTGTAGAAGATAACTATAGAATTATTCCTGGCGATAGTCAAGGAGAAATAACTGCAAAATTGAAAGAAATACAAGATGAACAATCCCAAGATAGTATGGAGTGATGACGTTGACATCGATTTTTATAAACCAGACTATATTGCACCAAAATGTGTAGTTGGTTTAGATAGAGACGGAGTTATAAATGTAGACATAGGAGACTATGTATACAAAAAAGATGACTGGAAATTTGAAGATGGAAGTTTAGATGCTATTGTAAAATTGCGTAAACTTGGTCATAAAATTGTAATCATTACAAATCAAGGTGGTATAGAAAAAGGATTATACACACAAGAAGATGTAGATAAATTACACACTTATATGTTTGAAGAACTAGGCAAAGCAGGATGTCCTAGTATAGATGGGTTGTATTATAGTGCAAGTAGCGCAAAAAATGATATGTATGCTAAACCAAACACTGGTATGTTCAAGCGTTGCGAAAAAGAAGTACCTCATGTAAAATTTTCTAAGGGTTATTATGTAGGTGACAGAATTAGAGATTTAAAGGCCGCTCTAAAAATGGGTGCTAAACCTATACTTGTACGTACAGGACATGGTAAAGAAACTGAACAATTAATTAAAAAAAGATTTACATATAAAAATATTAGAAAAGCAACAAAAGTGTTTGACAATCTAGCCGCGTTTGTGGATAGCTTAGATGATAGTAATTAAAGACGATATTATTCCTTTAGATTTACAGGACTATTACCATACACTTGTATTTGGTAATAATAATGTTAATGCTATGTTACCACTAGTATGTAAGTATGAACCAACTGCGTATGACGGAAATATTTTACCTGTCAGTTTTGAACATGTTTTAAAAAGCAGTACAAAACTTACAGAACATTATGGTAACTTTAGTAAAGTACCACAAATTGTGTGTGCAAATTTAGATATAAATTTAATTGATATTATTGCGGCTAGACTTTTTATAACTGTGCCACACAAAACTAGTTTGGAACATTATGCTCCGCATACAGATCGTCCAGAAGAGCATTTAGGCTTAATTTACTATCTAAACGACAGCGACGGAGACACTGTATTTTTTGAAAATGAAAAAATCATAGAACGTGTGTCACCTAAAAAAGGACGTATAGTATTGTTTGACGGTAATACTTTACATGCAGGTGGATATCCTACAGACAAGCCTAGATGTATTGTAAATTATAACATTTACGCTTGAGCTTCACCCCATCTTAGAATTAAGTTAGCGCCTATGTCTGCACCAGATGTTTTATAAATGTTGATTGCAAGAACGTCTGGTCCATTCGGGAATGTACCTCTACCTCCAAGTGTAGTATTCGTAAGTTCTTTCAATTCTGCAAGACTTAAAGTTGCTCTTTCTCCTGGTTGAGATATAAATGAAAGCACAGTTTCACCTGGTTGTCCGTATGCAGGAGCACTAAATTCTAGTGTAATTGTGCCACTACCTTGTTGTAGTGTTCCTTGAGCCGCTTGGTTAAATTCAATTTGATAGTATTCTGTACCTGCAAAATCTTCCAATGAAATTTTGTTTATAACTGTACCAGCAGGCCAACTTGGATTTGAGCTGGTGCTACTTACTGCTGTGCCATTTGTGCCGCCGCTTGCTTCCCAGCTTGCTTTTGTAATAAATGCATTTGGAGCATTATTTAAATCACTGTGTGATTGGATTGTGTAGGCATTGCTTACATTTCTTTGAATATTTCCTGTAATATTTTGTGATATAAAGAAATAGCCATAGTTACTAGATGGACTAATATATCCACCAGTTATATAGGCACCGTTTGGAATATTGTTTCCAATAATTGTTTTACCTGTAACAATGTCTAACAAATTTGTACCAAAAGTTGTTCTATAATCAACAGCACTTACCCATATAAAACTATTACCATTGTTCGATCTGTTTTGACCTGAATCTAATACAGCTTGAATAGTTGCCTGTGCAGTAAGGTTAGCTGTAGTTGTTGAAGCACCAGTAGTCCAAGTAATACCAGTACCTGATGCTACTTGGGCAAAGCTAGGTTGACCACCTTGTGCAAGTGTACTTAGGCCTGACCAACTAATTAGATTAGGGTTGACAGGATAGTTTTGAGGATTTAGAATTCCTTCAACAACAATCGTTCCTGGGTCTGACGCAGTTGGTTGATCCGTAGTTATTTCCAAACTCTGTAGTAATAGTTGAGCTCTGTTAAGTAATTCTCTATCTCCCAGATCGCCTGGAATAGCATTTGACACACTAGGTGCTAGTCTAATCATAAACGCTGTTTGTCTAGAATTTGTTACGGTTATGTTTGTTTCTGTGTAACTGAAAATATATCCACGATCTTCATCAAACCCACCGTCTGTTATAAATGCTGAACCCCAGTGTGAAATAAGAGGTGTTGTTGTATTACTTACAAGTACAACTCCAGTTCTCTCAGTATGGCTAATTGCCGCTCCAGCTGTATATGTACGTTGTGCGCCTGATTGGAAGTTTGTTAGGTTAGCTGACCTAGTACAACCGGTCAACGTATTATTAGCTGTATCTAAACCTGTATATGCTACAAGTTCATTGTCAATGTATACAGTGCCTGCTTCTGGTAAAAACTCTACACTTTCTACAGGTATTGTTGTAACTGCATCATCGATGTCTGCTGAAAGTTTTGTATTTTGTCCTTCATTCGTAATTTCGTAACGTACAGGCAAGTTACCTGAACGCATATATGCTTCTGTGTTCACGTTTGAATTTCTAATTCTATGTGCATAAACAAAATTACCGTCTGCACCACGTACCATATAATCAATAAAACCTGCACCATACCATGAATACTCAATACCAATCATCTGCATTTTACTTGCTACAAAATTATATCCGCTTGGACCATTGCCGTCCATTGCATCTATATTAAAGTCTCTTTGTCTAACTTTTTTATCGCTAATTAAACATATTTTTGTACCTGTAGCTGTGTTTACACCTCGATAATCTGGTGAAACAGTCATTGTTGTTTGATCTACAACACTCGTTACTACATGTGTCATACCTCTGATAACAACTCTATCCCCAGCTTTTAACTGATCTCTAAATCTAGTGTTTGTTCCGTTAACTGTATTCTCATCAGGGTTAATAGTGCCTGTCCCTGAAACTTGTTTAGTAGCAGTACGTTGACATGCTAACAAGTTAGTGCCATCATATTCCCAATAGATTCCGTTTTGATCATCAAACACACCCGAACGCACTGTTGCACCGTGCCATTGATAAGTAGAAACTTGTGCACCAAAACTTAATACGGCAGTTGTGTCTCCAAGTCTATTTACTGCTGAAACTTCAAATGTTCTTTCACTAATTATATCATTAACGGTATACGTTCCGTTATAGCCTACAGTTTCTATTCCAATTAGTTGTACTTTAGCACCAATTTGTAAACCGTGGTCGTTATCGTCACAAGTTATAGTGATTGTTGAACCTACTTCAACTCCGTCTGATGTACAAGAACGTAAATCATAACTTGGAGCAAATAGGGCACCAGTAGTATACATAATACCTTTACCTGATTGGTAACGAATATACTTTTTACTCTGACGTATTGCTTGAGCACCATGTTGTGGACCGCCTGTACCTAGCTGTACACCACCGTCAAATGGTCTGTGTACAAAGAAAGAATCTGGTCTAGGATAAACTGTTCCTGTAATTTCATCATTTGAAGTATCTATTGAGCCTGCCGCTCTTGCTGTGTAAGTTAATGTTGTTGCACTAGGAACACTTGTAATTAGGAATGATCCTGCGCCTAAATTATGATTATTTGACCCGTCATCACTACCTACTGTAGTGATAAATGTATCTCCAGGCACAAGCCCGTGTGCAGTTGTAAATGTAATTAACAATGTTGCCAATGCACTAAAACTAATTTGTAATGTAGTTTGTAATTGTGCATCTGTTTGTGTATCAATTGTAAATGTTGAATACAGAGATAAATCATCGCCTGCATATGCCGCTCCGCTATAGGTATATGTTAACACTGCTCCAGCACTATCTACTGTTTGAACTGTTAACAGAATGTCATTTACAGATGTTGTTCCGCCTAAATTGCCGCCGTCTAAACGTATTTTGTTACCAGGTGCATAGTTACCGCCAGATGCATTTAATGATACTGTATATGTTCCTACGCTCGATGCCGCATTTGTTCCGTCTCTGACTACATCAAAACTTGCACCGTTACCTGTTGAACCAGCAACGTTTGCAACAACATTAGCAAAACTTGCTACATCTGTACTTGCACTTCCAGAATCTGTAACTGCTGTAATATCTCCTGTTGCACCTACTGTAGAAATTGTAATTGTAAGATCGTTAGTTGGTGTCGCACCAGCTAATTGGTTACCTGGTACAGTAAATGTTTGTCCTGCAAAATATTCTTGTCCGCCTTGTGCAACGGTTGTAGTGTAGGCACCACCTGAAAGTGCTACATTGAATGTTGCACCGTTACCTATCAAAGCAGTACCAGACTGATTATCTGCACTACCTACATTAGCCGCAGTACCTGCTATGCTTGCAGTCAACACTGCACCACTTCCATCAACTGTATCTATAGTAATTGTTGCGTCATTTGCCGGTGATGTGCCGCCTAAATCAGTACCAACAATAGTAACAGTATCAAGAGCCGCATAGTTTGCACCTCCATTACTTACTCCAACTGTATATGTAGTTCCTGTTCTAGTAACATCAAATGCACCAGCTGTACCACTACCGGTTGTTGTTCCTGCTAGTGCTGGATAAGTTACATTTCCGTCTGGCGCTGTTCCGCTTACAGTAAACGTTGTGATTCCGCCATCGCTATCTACTCCAGTCACTCTGATAATACAATCGTTTGTGCCGTCAACACCTCCACTAAATTGTGTTCCAGGTATTTTAAGTCTATCTTCTACTGTGTAATTTGTTGTAGCTTTTAATGATGTTCCGCTGGTACTAACTGTTAGTATAGGTCCAGCAACAAGTGTACTGTCATTGTCAACATCTGTTATAGTTAATGTTAAATCATTGGCAGGGCTTGCGCCGCCTAATTGGTCTCCAGGAATAACAATAGTTTGATTAGGACCATAGTCACTACCACCTTGATCAATAACTACACTATAAGTTTCTGCTAAATTGTTTACAGTTACATTAAATGATGCACCGCTACCAATTAAGTTTGTATGGTTTGTAATATTAGAAAAAGATGATGTATTGACTGCTGTGCCTGACTCAGTATAAGTTAAAATCTCACCACCAGTATCAACAGTATTAATTGTAATTGTTAAATCGTTAACTCCATCAACACCGCCTAATTGGCTTCCTAAAACAGTTATTGTATCACTTGCCGCAAAACCTGTACCTTGTTGACTAAATGTTGCACTGTAACCTGTGCCATTTGTATTAACATTTATTTGCGCTCCAATACCTGAGTTGTTAGTACTGTAAGTAACACCTGTATATGTATTTTGAGCATTCGCCGCTACACCAGCTATATTTACACCTGTTGGATATCCTTCACTATCTACACTTGTAACACTAATTTGTGCATCATTATTAGGAGTACTACCTCCAAGCTCTGTACCTGCAATTTTAATTATGTCGTTTATCGCATAACCTGTTACTCCAATAGTTTGTGGATCTACAGTAACAGAATAAACATTGTTAGTTTGAGTTATATTAAATATTGCTCCTGTTCCTGCGCCGCCTGTTGAAGTTCCTGTAACATTATTATATACAGGATCAGAAAGTGTGGCTGTAAATACATTGTTTGTATAGGTTATATCAAATATTCCACCTTGTCCATTACCATGATTATAATTTCCTGTAATGTTTGCAAAGTTACCAGTTCCGTTAAATGCACTACCAGAGATTGTAGCTGTTAAAATCTCTCCTCCAGTATCAACACTATCTACTGTAATTTGTGCATCGTTTGTAGGAGTAATACCTCCTAAAAATTCACCTTGAATTTCTAATACATCGTCTACTTCATAGTTTTGTCCGCTGTTAGCAATAGCTTGTATAGTATAAGTACCGCCGGATCTGCTAATATCAAAGGTTGCTCCAAAACCTAAACTTACAACATTAGTACCTTCTATTGCTGTGTATGTAACCAAGTTGCCTGAAAAGTCACTTGTTATCCCTGTGTTAAAATTAATTGTGTTTCCAACAACAGTGTTAACAAGCATTGCTTGACCATCACCTCTATCTGCCGCTAGATTTTGTACAACTCCTGCTGTATCTTGAACTGTGATAGCTGTTTCACCTTCGTTAAAATCTGCTGTAACTACAGGTGTAGTAACAACACCACCAGTTCCTACTCTACCAGTTATCTGTGTACCTAGTGGAATACCGGTATCGGCTGTTACCGGAGCACCTGTTTCTGGTGCACCTCCACTAACAACAGTAAATGGAATAACATCTTCACCTGACGGAACAATAAGGGCCGGAGCAACAACTCCGTTAGAACCTTGGCTTGTAACACTAAACGTAGGTACACCAATATCTGCACCTGTATAAAAACCTGCTTTTCTTAACTGCGTAGATTCAGATTGTAAACTATCACCGTCTGTAGTACCAACTTTTGCTTTTGCATAAAAAGTAAAACTAATTGAGTTAGGCACTGTTGTGATAATGAATGCACCTTCAGCTCTACTATATCCAAATGTTTGTGGATTTAATCCTT